GGGGAGGGGGGGGTGTCAAGTAAAAAATGACTAGAACGACAACTTTCTTTTTGTCAAGCTTTTTCTTTCACCTGCATAAAAAAAGATGCTTGTCAAGTGTTTTTTTCGCTATGCATAAAAAAAGTTTGGTGTCAAGTAAATTCGTTATTGCTTATACGTTTTATCTCCTGCCACAAATAGCTGACCATTCACCGCATAGGATAGGAGCGCAATGCTAACGCTCGCCATATCTGCTAGCATAGAGTCATCCTTGTCTGGTAGCCACGCGGTCAAATAGGGTAGGAAGTATTGAACCTCTGTATGGGTTGCGCCTTGAAGCTGGCGCAGAATATCGTATGTATTCGCTGTATTTTGTTTGACTTTCTTAACCATCTGTGTTAGTCCTCCGGTGTTTGTCTTCCCTTAGAGAAGAGTTAAACTAAGTGCCTGTAATCATTAGGATCTATAAAATGGGTGTTTTTGCGTGTTAGGGGTTGATTTTCTCTATATAGGGGAACTATATGCGTTATCCCCTTACGTTAGTCTACTAGTAAATACCCTATCCCACTTTATCCCATTCTAATACATACCGAAACAATAACCTACTAAGTGTGCAAATATAAAGCAAAATATAATTACTATCACTGAGCCGATCATTTGCTTGGGAGTACTCTGCACATAATAACTATGCGCTAGCCTATATTAATCCTGATAGACGTTAGTGTAAACTATGAACTGACCATCATTATCAACCTGGACATCTGCACCTTTCACATTGTCAAGAAACAAGTCCAGAAGTACCGTTTTATCGTCTATGCTTACTAACGCTCCCATGATAGAATCTAGCAGGGTGTTCTTGTCCTCTGAACTATCAAGACAAAGTGATTCGTTATTGTCAAGAGTGTTAGAAATAACGTCGGCAACAATATTGTTTAGGCTTTTCATTTTTATGTCCTCGCAGATTATTTGATTACTGAATATAGATATACTAGTTTTATTCTTTTAGACTGTCAAGCTACTAATCTATGGTTACGCTTTTCACGTTCGGTCATTGGATGCAATGCCGTGAATACTAGTTCACGCGATACAATGTGCTCTGTGCCATTCTTTAGTTTTACCTGGCACATCTTATTACAGAATTGCCAGCGACCATTGACGTATTTTGTCCGTAGCAACCTCCGACCTTTGATATCCGTTCTGCTAATGCCGAATTCTTCGAGCATCCTGGTATGCGCTTCGAGTTCAAGGGTAAGATTTTTCATCTCTTCGAGTTTTTCTTGCAGAGTCATCTTTTTGATTTCCTCTTTCCACTTTTGCATTTCACTCATATTTTTTATAACCTCCAGAAGAAAAGAAAAGAACCAACGAACAAGGTAAATATAGTCCAAAATCGCGAACTGTCAAGGGGTAAACTTAACTTTTCTTTTCTTTTATCTCGACGATATGAATGTGTGATGAAGTGGTGCCAGCCATAACAGAAGCGCGGGCATCATCGGCGGACTCTGACCAAAATACCTCTGTGTAAGTATTAGAACGACCGGAAGGGAATGCTTCACCAATAAACTGGAATAGAACCTCGAAAGGCATTTGTGGATTTTCTTGAACCATCATATTTTTATCACTCTCCGAAATAATCTATTGCACAGCATACAATAACCGAAATAACAAACCAAGCACCTGCGAAAGCGATCGCTTCCCAGTTAGCAGTAGGCGCGAACCAGTCAAACATTAGACGCTCGCCATTTTCATAAGTTCTTCGCCGGTCCAAGTGCCGACCGAAACGGTGTCAACGTGTGTGTGATGAATCTCGAACGTCTTACGAAATTGTCCTGCTTTACCGCGACCACGACCGGCACGCTTGAATAGGGCTTGCATCTCTGACACCATAACGAAAGTCATGGTCTTGGTATACTTTGAACGTGGACGACCACGACGCTCTGACGCTACTTGTTTGTCTGTCTTTTTAGATTTCTTACCTCTCCAGGAAACCTTCTTAGGAATAAAATCCTCCGCAGTCGGAACGCTCACGCCATTCTTAGCAATGAAGTCCTCGATAGCGGTAAGTTCTTGAGCGCGAGCATCAATCTCGGCATCGCCAGGAGCGACATCCATCACAGGACCATCGGGTGACTCTTTCTTAAGCGCGGACACATCGAAGGTATCAGCGGGCAGACAATCGGATACGGTGTTAGTGCCAAGGTCAAAGTCGATTGCTAGTGTATGCTCTTGCATGTTTTTTTATCTCCGCGTTTTCTTATTCAGTGAGGGCATTATACCATAGAATACAATGCCCGGTCAAGAACTTTTTTTAGTTTTTTTTATTTTTTTTATGAAAGATTAGATTTAGCAGCGAAGATATAAGGGGTGATGAAAAGAGCAAAGATACAAAGTCCGGTCATTTTTTTAGCGCCTCCGGCGATTGTGATAAAAGATAATCAACCAACTTACAAGGTAAATATAGGCGAGAATCGTCAAACGTCAAGGGGCAAAATGCACTTTTTTTATCTTTTTTTTACTTTTTTATTCTCAAGGATATCAAAAGGTTAGGGCAGATAGACCAGAATCCGTAAACATTCCAATGTCTTGCGTAGGATGAGACATTGTGAGCGTAGGAGTATCATCCTCGCGATCAAAGCTGGCGATCATCTGACCACTAGCGTATAGGTCCAATAGATAACGCTCTGTGTAATCTAGTAGAGCAATTTCGTTTGCGTCCTGCGTACGCTCGCGAGCATCGTCAACTGAACCTGATATGTAAGTGCGAACCATGTAATCTGTGTAGTCATTCATATTATTCTAACTCCTTATTATTATTTAGCTTTCTTGATGTGTCGTTCTTGAACTTTAAGCGTTCGCGTCCAACCTGCCGGAAGTATTGAATATTCGCGCGCGCCCCTAGCTGAAGACCCAACCGAATCGAGGACAGCCATCACAAACAAGGGCACGCTTTTCAATTCTTGCATATGCTTATAGAGATTCACATTGATATCGTTACGACTAACGCCAGCACGTAGCGCAACCATAGCGCCAACGTCAAAGGCAGGTTTCTTATCTAATTCATTGATAATTTTCTGAACATATTTATTCTCTACAACCTTCTTGAATGTCCGTTGTGGTGGAATGTATTCTTTTTCTTCTCTCCTCGCATCTTTTCGTTTCGCTACCTCATTTGAGAAATAAGGTCGATTCTTTTCATAGTAATCAATAGCAATATTCCAAACCTTACGCTTTTCATCATCCCATTGCTTTACCCATTGCTCATAACCCACAACCAACTTTGCAACATTACCCTCAATCTTATGAATCAAGTTAATTTGCTTCTTGGATAGCTTGCGTCCTCGAATCAACTGGCTATTGATGGACGCACAGAAATCTTGTTCCCACCCTGAAAGTTTATCAGATTTCAACAAGTTTTCAATGCGTTTGGTGTCCATCCCTCTCTCTCCTCTTCTCGATTCGACTTAGCTATATTATTTTTATTTTTTTTAGGAGTCAAGCAATTTCTCACTTGACTCCGTTCTTTTTATTACTCCGCACCTTGTCCCAATAGCTTCATTAGTGAATTTTGCACCTTAGAGTGGAAACGAACAATATTATCTTTTGTCACCTCCGCATCATCGCCACTTGACGCACCCTTACCTACTGCGCTCCATAGCTTCATAGCAATTTCAGCGGGCAGTTTCTCGAAGTAAGCGGCGAGGTTAGTAACCTGCTCATCACTAAGACGCTCGGATAGGATACCAGCGTGCTCGATTTTTTCAACCATCGCTGAATGCTCATTGATATCGAATGCTTCTGTCTTTTCTACCTGTCCGTCATTCACAACTTGCTGCCATGTCACCTGACGGTCGTATGCCTTGTAGAAGTCAAGGAACGCAACCGCTGCCTCTAATCCACAGAACGCTTGTGATAGATTGAAGAATACACCCTCATCGGCTGTCTCTTCAAATAGCTTACCTTGCTCCAGACAATCGTTCAGACGCTTCCAAGAACGTCGAGAAGGATAAACCTTGTTCGGCTCATAGTCGTCGGTGTGCTCTAGGTGTTGACGATTTTGATTTATAAAATCCCACAGGATAGAGTTTACATTGTCACCACCCCAATCTAGCCAGTCCTCGACAGTCGGCTCAATATCGAACACGGTGTAGCGGTCAAGCTCTGCTGGATCCATTTCATTGACTTGATACTGCGATGCGTGTTCGCCTCCATTGACAGCAGATAGAACAATAGTATCAGGATGTAGAACCCATCCGGCAATCTTGCGCGAATCAGTCAACTCAAAGATACCTTGACGGACCTCGGTTGTCGCACGGTCTACCTCATCCAAGAACAGACACACAGGCTCCGTGCACGCGCGTAGGAACCACTCGAATGGATTGAACTTAGAGCCCTGCTGTCCATTTACCTCTACCGCTTCTGGCGAAGGCATACCAAGCAAGTCGCCCTCAGTCATCTGTGATGCGCGACGTTCGACAACTGGTAAACCAAGATCCGCAGCCAACTGATACACGACCTCGGACTTACCAACACCGTGACGCCCTCGGATAAGGATAGGCTTACGGACATCAATAACGAAAGGTGCCACACTACGAAAAGTTTTGAAATCTACGCCCATTTATTTTTCTCCTATGTCTTAGCGTCCACAGATATATTATTTTTATTTTTTTTATTTGTCAAGTATTATTTTGTGCACGCCTTGACGAAACGCTGAACATTGAATCGAGGGTTAGTCGATTGTAGTCGCTGCGCGAACGATAGAGCACAAGAAGCAATTTCTGCTTTTTGTTCCTCGTTCCCATTCCGGTAGTGACCACTCAATACGTCTGCGATTAGTTCAAAATCTTTCCGTGTCATATTATTTTCCCTCCGACTCGAAACCGTCAAACCATTCACCCTCTTTTCGTGTAGAAGGGTCTTGACAGTGTTTCTTAGCTTGTTCAAGTGTAAGCCCTCGCTTGATTACTCTGCTGGTCTTATGAAGTTCACGATAGAAACGAATAACCTTATAAGTCATATTAGCATCCCTCCGTCTTGAAAGTATCAATAGCAGCCTCACGTAGCAGCGAGGTAGGCTCATGATCATAGCAGGCTGTCCCCCAATACTCTAGGTAATCAACAAGCTCTTGACGTGATGCGTGACGAATCTGTGATAGGTTCTCGAACATTTTTTTCTTTTCTCCAACTCGTTATGTAGGTATATTATTTTTATTTTTTTTATTTGTCAATAACTTTTTTACTTATCGACCACAATAATACGCTCGTTGGTCTGGAAGTGCTGATAACGCAAGCAATCACTGGTAGTTACCCACATTCGTTGACACTTGGAGGCGACTGGTTTCGGTGCCATCATATCAGTTAGAACAATGTGACCATCGAAACCTTTATCGTTTACCCACTTTGTGGGAGCATTGAAGTCGGTGCCACCATTCATAACACGTTGGAACTTGTGACTAGCGCCTTGCTTCCATTCGTAAATGAGTGAATCCTCGACGCGAGTATCAAACGGAACGACCGTGATGCTGACCAACTTTGTCAACTTCTCTAGTTCAGAAAAGAAAAGTGCCATCATGCTATCACATACGGAACCAGACATATCAATAGACACCGCTAACTTAGCACGACGCTTGACTTTTTTACCAGGGTGGATGTAGCGGTAACGCTTGTTCACACGTTTGACAGTGCTCGAACGACTAGCGCGGCGACTGGTTTTCACAAAGTATTGCAGAGCCTTACGCCAGTCAACACGCGAAACTAAACGCTCCATGATATCCTTACGGACATCACTAGGCACAGAACCCCATCCACTAGAGCCCTGCTTCATTGCCTCTTCTGCTGACTTCTTAACAAAGTCTTTGATTCTTTCCTTAGCAATATCAGCAGCTTGCGAGCCTTCTGGTGTAGAGTCTGCCCATTCATCGTGCGAATCAAATTGACCATCCTCCGGTAGTCCGTCACCAGAACCACCTTCGCCGTCACCATCACCAGACTCTTGCTGTTCCTGCTGCTTTTTTAGCAATAGAGAAAGGTAGTGCTCTGCTGATAGACCTTTAGGGAAGTCCTCAAAGTGACCAACACCAGGCATCAAACAACCTTCTGGTAGGTCATCAAGATGTGAATTGATGGCGAGGTCGGTCGCATAGTTCCACATTCGAGGATTGATATCTTCAGGCTTTCGGCTGGTTACGTGCTCGAATATAAGGTGGTAGAACTCGTGCTTCAATACATCCTTACGTTGACCCTTCGTCAACTTCTGAAAGAAGTCAGGATTGTATAGCATTTCGAACTGTGCTGTATCAGGATTAACACGGACGCCGGCGGTAGGCAAGTGTGAAGTAGACCGCTTATTGATACGACGAGATAGAGCAGCAAAGAACGGCTCATCTTGTAGAAGCGAAAGAATGTGGTGATCAAGATTGAATGTTTCGTTCATCATGCACCCATATTATTTTTATTTTTTTTATTTGTCAATAGAAAAAGCTAACTTTATATCACTCCGATAATAAGCTAATTTTCTGTAATCATTCCAGCCAACTCGACCATATACTTTACCCTCGAAAAGAATAGCTCGCGGTGTTTCTTCAAAATCACCAGGGTGATTTATTGTCACGACTTTCACACCGGTCGGTAATGTCTCGACCTCTTCAACAAAAACCGAATTCTCCACACGCATCGCTCTTTTCATGTGCCCACCTCTATTATAATTACCCTGCGATTACATAAAGATACCACTCATCATTATTTTCTATGAAAGAATCTTCAAGCATTTCATTGACTTCTGACCAGGCTTCCATAAGTGTTTGATTTTGTTCTAGTTCTGGATGCACCGCAAACTTTGGTTCATCATCTTTATCTTCAAACACTGGCACAATAGCGCCTGTATCGACACCGGAAAGTAGAGAGTGTAAGGTGCTCAACTCCATTTGAAGTTCACCCCTAATATCTCGTATGGGCACGGCACCCTCCGACTCCGCGTGTTCGATGTCGGTTATCTTGCCCTCTATGTCGAGGATGCTGCGAACAAGAAAATGACGGGCGCGGTCTTCTGTATCATATTTCATTTGACTCGCCTCCATTAGAAACTCACCGCTCGATTGATAACGATATCGCCAGAACATAGCCAACCCTCTACCTCTATATCTTCGTATTCCTCTCCTATACGAACGAAACGAAAATTTTCGCCCCAGTCTTTAAACTCATCATTATCAATAGCTATTTGACAAAGAAACTCAGTCCGCTGCTCAACAAAATCATTTATTGCTTTGACTTCTGGATAATGTTCATACCATTTTATATGATCCCAAGAAAATACAGTGGTGCCCTCGCCATCATAATCTTCAATCTTTTTGTCTGTCTCCATGAAAACAAACTTGTATGCTGCATCATCGCACTGTGAAAGATGACCTAGAAAGTGTGGCATCATTTTCTTAGATACTGCTAAAACTACCTCTGATCGGTATCCCATTGTTTTCCTCTCAATCGTTATGATGGTATATTATTTTTATTTTTTTTATTTGTCAAGCCAAACCGGTTTCAATTGCGAAGGTGCTTGCCAAAACAAACCGTAGTCCTCTCCCCAATGCACTCGGTAAATGAAACCTGACTCGGCTATTTGGATATCTATAACCACTCCAAACATATTTTGAAATTGAGGTAACTTAGTAACTTTTCTTACCAAGTCACCAACTTTATACTCTTTTTTCATTAGAGCCTGCCCTCTTTTTGGATGCGCTCATGGATGTAGCGACGAGACATACCCTTGGGAAAAAACCGGCTTTCATCAAACATAGTCCCGTCTAAAAAACCCTCCGGTGCTTTCTGCCTTGCGTGACGAGGAACAAGCGGTGTTTTTAGGTTTCCAGCATCTGGATGCAAAGAAACTGTAATGTTGACTTGTCTCGGTTTTCTCCAATCACCATTGTCGTCTCCGGCAGCTTTGGCAACATTTAGACCCATAATCGAAACAATATCCGAATCGTTCCATTCTTTCCACTCGATTTTCTCGACCATATATATGTGCTTTTCTTCTACCCATCGGTTCTTTCTCTCGAATAGAGCACCAACACCCCAGCCCATTTCATTTAGTCTTTTCAGACCCTCTGTTCTCTCTCTTGCCAATACCTCGGTTAGACGAATACGGTCCTGCTTTTTTGTCTCGCAAGTGCGTGTGGTGTGTCCACGCTCGCCACAGTAAGAACACTTGCGACCACCTTTAGCTTTTCTGTCGTCTCGTATTTGCTGCTTACGCTGCTCTTTAATAGCTTCCCAGGAGTTTGGATTGTCTTTGATGTATTGCTTGCGCTTTGGACAACCTGTTCGGTTGTGTCCTCGCTCGCCACAAAATGAACAATATACTGTGCGTGAGTGTGCCATTTATTTCTCCCGGTTCTTAATCGCTATGAGAGTATATTATTTTTATTTTTTTATAATGTCAAGAGACTTTGTTCTATTTGGCGTCCTGCATTTACATAACGATTATCAGCAAAAATTCTCCAATCATATTCTAGGTCGTCGGTTCTGGGTAGTTTCTTTACTAATACTCCCCACTTAGAAGTCAGACCCCAGTGTTGCCTAAATCCTGGCGGTAGTAGAATTAAATCACCTACTTGCATTTATTGCCCTCAACGTCCAGCGTTTACACTTGGAAGACCTGCCGGGGAAGGCAGACCAGCGCACATAAACTGTCGCGTCACACGGTAACGTGCCATGTTGCGCGATCTTCTCAACGAAGCCGATGCCATACTTCTCGGGGGCAGCGACCGCTGGACTAACTTGCACAAGATCACCGACTTGCATTGATTGTCTCCACCAACGTGAGATGTTGACGTGTTTCGGTAGATGGCTTTACCTTTCCCTGCCATAATACCTTTACGTCGCAATTAGCATATCCAAACTCTCCCGTTTCGACAACCAGACCGACAGCAACAGAGAGTCCTCTTCTCCACCGGTCCCGTTGAAAAGAATATGTTACCAAGTCACCTACTTTCATTTATAATAACTCCACAGTTGCGAGCATTTCTTCATCAAACCAAAGTTTCTTTTGACTATCCGTAAAGAAAATAGTTGCTTCTGCTCCATCATAGTGTAGTTCAGTAACAACACCCATTCCATACCACTGATCTATGATAATGTCACCTGCTTTCATTTTACCAACTCCAAGTCATAGTCAAAAATGTTATTGCCTATCTCACCGTTGGTCCAGAGGATTTTGAATACTTTGTTACGCATAAAACTAGACTTAGAAGCCTCCGCGATAATAAAACCATACCTATCTGGAACATGCCTAGAGCGACCAGGGTATCCATCTTTCACGAAGTCGCCAACTTGTAGTTTTCTATTCATGTAGGTATATTATTTTTATTTTTTTATTTTGTCAAGAGTTTTAATCTGCCCGGCTGCATGGGGAATTGTCTCATATCTTTATCAGGGAAAGCTACCCAACACCATTGGGATCTATGAGTATGACCAATGGTCCAATCTAAATTTGTTCTGGTGATCACGCCGATAGATTTTACTTCGCCGTGGACCCATTCTACCTCAACTAAGTCGCCTACTTTCACTTATTACCTCATAGTTACCAGGGAGTGAGTTTTTTCTTTCAGTAGTCCGCAGTTCACTATCGAACCAGTAAACCGAAACCGCTTGCTCGCCATAGTCAATATTATAACCAAGGTCTTCCAAGACGATGCCGAGGGCTTTTTCTTCACTTCCGACAACGGTGTATTCTATCAAGTCGCCTACTTTCATTTAGTCAATGTCCTCTAGATGGTAGCGCATACGATTATCACAAAGACGAATGCGGTCCTCTCCTATCACCTGGATGCGGAAGTTTTCAATGACTACACCATCATCGCGATGAATGTGGTCCTCTCCGATATACATCACCAGCTTACGATTTAGGTCGCGGGTGTGACCGTTGATATAAGGAAACTTGTAGAGATTACCAGGGATTAAATTCATTTGACTAACTCCAAGTGCCGTGCTAATCGCCACGTCTTCTCGTTTGTTTCTGGAATGCGAATCTGTATATCCCAACGGTCAACCAAGGTGATCACCCCAAGTTTATCCTTGTATGGATCGTCCCACTCAATAAATCTCACTAGGTTTCCAATCTTCATGAGAATATATTATTTTTATTTTTTTAGAATGTCAAGAATTAAATACCGATGATAGCTGATAATATTAGGCAAGTGGTTAGAATGAATAGAGAAGAAGAGAGTAAAAGAATTACATCTTCTACTCTCTCTATTGTTTGTTTGTATTGTTCTTTACTCATTTTCAGTAAGAATCAGTTAGGGTTAGACGAGCCCACCATAGCGGGAACAGTAGGGCATTAGCGAGGGTATACTTTTTATTGATACCAGTCGCACGATTCGATGATGCGATAACTCCAGCGGTCACACACGACCCCAGAACGTAAGCTGCTGTAAACATAAAACTTTCTCCTTGATTTTCAGTGTCGTTTAAATAGTTTCTAAAAAACTAAAAGTCATTGTTGAGCATATTATATTATACTTTTTATTGATTGTCAACAAAAAAATGGTACGCCCGACAGGATTCGAACCTGTGACCCTCTGCTTAGAAGGCAGATGCTCTATCCAACTGAGCTACGGGCGCAAAAAGTTAGCCTCCGTGCGGACTTGAACCGCAGACCTGATGATTACAAATCAACTGCTCTACCAACTGAGCTACAGAGGCATATTATTTTATTTTTTATTATTTGTCAAGGATTATCTTTGCCGACAACTACTACTTTTCTTCTCTCGTTTTCTCTTCTCTCGTCTGTCTCAAAAATATGAGGTTTGGAGTGCTCAAAGTGAACAGTGACATACCAGGGAATAAAACTCCCCTCCATTGCTTTCGTCCCCATTTTTATATTTCCACAGTCACAGGTTGCGAATCTTTGTTCTCCAATACTTGGAACAAAATCTTGCTTATAAAGTGTATCTTTGCATTCTTTGCATTGAATTGCTAAAAGTTTACGCAACTAACTCTCCTATTGTTTGGTTGGCTGCATGGGTAGGGCTCGAACCTACAACTTCTCGGTTAACAGCCGAGCGCACTGCCAATTGTGCTACCATGCATCATAATAATTAGTACCGATGACCGGACTCGAACCGGTACGAGCAAATTGCTCAACAGATTTTAAGTCTGTTGTGTCTACCTATTTCACCACATCGGCAGATACTTTCTTAATAAATTGTATAGGCTCAACTGTGGTTGTCCCATTGTCCCATCGAATATGACAACCCTCGTCTCTTAGTATTGGACCGTCTCCGATGTCATAGCGATCTCTTTCTATTTCTAATACCACACCAAACGCGAGATACTCATCATCTGGGTGGTAGCATCCGATATCGTTTAATCTAACTAAATCGCCTACTTTCATTAGTGACACGCTCCACAAAAGCATCCAGGGTTCTTAGGGCAAGACCACAAGTAACACTCGCTTCTCGGTGCTAAAATAGTCTCACCTTTGAAAGTTTTTATCTCTAAAAGTTCTTCGTCTTGAATATCAACTTTCAAGATACGAGTTAATAATCCGACGTGCTTCTTTGTTACATATTCTATTTGATTAGAGTCTTTCCAGACGCTTACTTGAGTTCTCCAAACGACTAGCTCTCCAATCTCCATACTTAATATATTAGTTTTAAGTTTTATGTTTGTCAAGAAAAGTGGGGCAGAAAATCTACCCCACTTGAAAAGCTAAACAAAATCAGGAGATTGAAATTGAAAGAGGTTGCATTTCTGCGCGTTGAGGAACGATCACTGTTAGTAAACCATTCTCAAAATGAGCGGAAGTGCTTGAAAGGTCAAGGTTATTGTCATAGTTTGTATACGTCTTCGTAAATGAACGACGTGCAATCCTACGTTGAGCAGGTCCGCCATCGTCAGCATTACTCTCGGCTGAAACGGTGATACTGCGTTTATCTGGCTTAATGTCGATATTTAGTTCCTTTCGACTGAAACCAGCTAGAGCAAACTCCATTACAGTATTTCCATCGTCATCACTGTAAATGTCTGCAACTGGATATCCTTGTGTGGTTTGTTTTAGGTGTCGCGGAAAATCCACAAAGAAACTGTCGAATAGTCCGTCAACCACGTTCATACCCAATAGGCTTGGGTGTTTATAATTTGTTATATTAGTCATAAATTTTCTCCTTTTATAAGCGAGTTAGACTGTTGCTCCCTACTCTGGGTGGTAACAGTCCATATAATATAATAAACTTATTTTATTTGTCAAGGGGGTTTTTACAAAGTTGGAATGTTTTTAGCTAAGATAGCCGCGTTATCAGAAAAATAAGTCATCAATCGCATGACCTCTGAATTATCGTCGTCAACCGATAATACTGCGGTTGCTAAAGCGGTAAGTATATTTAGACATTGTGTCTGTTCTGGGGAGCCAGTTTTCATTGATCGCACTTGATTAACAAATTCGTGCTTGGTGTTCATTTCAACATGGATGCTATTGTCACCTTTTAACGTTGCATGAAACATAGGAGTCGATCCTGGCCAGTTAGAAACCCACGCATGAGAATAAGATCGCCCACTTGCAGCTTCTTTGACTCGCCTCACTGGGGCTTTTACAATGCTCTGTTTTTTCGTTTTGCCCTTTGTGCCGCTTGAAGACTCCTCTTTTGTGATCACTGGCTTCGGCGGAGTATGCAGCTTTTTTCCGTGAATAGAGACGCGCTTGCCATACGCATCCAAATTTTCAGAATCTTCAGCCTTTTTCTCTGCTGGCTCGTTGTCCGCGTTCTTTTCAGCTATAAGTTTTCTAGCCTTCTTATATACCGGATGGATATGCTTGTAGATAATATCTGTTAATGACTGAGAAAGAGAGTCTTTTGTCATCTGCTTTGTAACAGATAGATTGATATCCTCATCTAACTCACCATTAGAGTAACGGATCTCAAAAAGAACACCCATGTTTGATGGGTGGTATTTCCAAAAAGGATTCACGGAAGACCCGAATCCAATTTCTCGGTGATTTCTCATCCAACACACTCCAGTGTTTTGCGTTGGATTGTTGATACCTCCGAGAACCCCAGCGACACATGCACGAAACTCTAAACTAGGCGCTTCATCAATAGGGATGCTAACCCATCCATCAGTTAAGTGATTGCACTCTGGATGGTCCCAGTGTAAAGGATCAAACGGCTTAACTATAGTCGTATTAACCTTCAACGTAAGTGCGCTAGAATCTCCTATCAAATGTCGATAAGTTCGAGCCATTTTCTTCTTCAGTGTGGAGGCAAAGGTTTTCGGATCTCGCGTCTGTTGTTTTCTTTCATTCAACTTGCTAATAGTTACAACCGTAAACGATTGTTGATTGTATGACGGATCAACATCTGTCCGAAAATCATTGTCATAGCTGTCACGCTCATCCATAAGATCCATATCTAACGTGCCGTAATGGATTTCATCGCTGCCTGCCTCTGACGTCATCACGTCAATGCGGCGACCGAAAGATGTAGCTGCTGTCTTTAAGCCTAAACCAAAACAACCTAAGTCGTCTTTGGTGTGACTAGTGTTTGATCCATACGTCAATGCCTGTTGAAGAGTTGACATCGACATGCCAATACCGTCATCCTCGATTTTGATCGAGTCAACGATCTTTTTCGGTCCTTCCTTGTTCCAACCAATATTGACCGTCACATTTTTTGCCATCGCGTCAATGCAATTGTCAACTATATCTCTCAGTGCTGAATAGTTATTATAACCAAGGTTTGAAACTGAGTGCGCCATCTTAACACTAGGAACGCAGGTTACTGTATACGTTTTCCCTTTAGTCACACCGGAATTGGGTGCGTTGCTTAC